TCAACTCGCCGGCCGCTGTAGGTCAGGCTGTACTGACGGCGCTAAAGCTGTTCGCAGGCGAGTGGTTTCTGAACACGCTGGCGGGCGTACCATGGCGCACTGAGGTGCTGGGCAAGTACACCTCGACGGTTTACGACACGATCATCAAGGATGCGATTTTGGCAGTGCAAGGTGTCACCGGCATATCGGCCTATTCCAGCACGCTGAACAACGTGACGCGCGTACTTTCCGTGCAAGCGACCATCGACACCATTTACGGCCAGACCGACATAGCGACCACGATATGAGCGTTTCAGGCATTACACCGACCATCGATGCGCAGGGCATTCATGTGCCCCAGTATGCGACCGTGTTGGATTACTTCGTCACGGGCATGCAGGGCATATTCGGTGCCGACATCGTGCTGACGGCAGATTCGCAGGATGGCCAGCAGATCGCCATCGTTGCGGCCGCCTTGAACGATGCGAACAGCGCGGCGCAGGCGGTTTACCAATCGTTCAGCCCAGCAACGGCACAGGGTATTGGACTGTCCAGCGATGTGCGCATCAATGGCCTAACGCGCCAACTCGGCAGCAATTCGACGTGCGATGTCTACATTGTTGGCGTGGCCGGTACGACGATTGCGAACGGCATCGTCACGGATATCTACAATAATCAGTGGGCACTGCCGGCAACGGTCACGATACCGGATAGCGGCGACATCACCGTCACGGCGACCTGCTCCGTACAAGGCGCGATTACCGCGTCGATCGACACCATTCAGGGCATCTACACGCCAGTGTATGGCTGGCAGTCCGTCACAAACCTCAGCACAGCCTCGCCAGGATCGGCTCAGGAAACGGATGCGCAACTGCGCATTCGGCAGGCAGCCTCGGTCGCTATTCCATCGCTCAGCATCCTAGGTGGTACGCTGGGCGCCGTGGAAGCGCTGGCCGGCGTAACTGAGGTTCGCGCCTACGAAAACTATACGGACGTAACGGACAGCAATGGGCTGCCGCCGCATAGCATAAGCCTCGTCGTACAAGGCGGCGATGCGACGGAAATTGCCCAGACGATCCTAGCCAAGAAAGGTCCTGGATGCGCGACGTACGGCACAACAACTGAAAACGTCACGGACCCGGCGACAGGCATTATCTACGCGATACATTTCTACCGCCCGACACCCGTTACGGTCAATGTAGCTGTGACGATTACCGCGCTGACCGGCTATACGACAGCGGTTGGCACGGAGATCAAGAATGCCATCGCCGCCTACATCAGTGGTGCGACGATTCCGGCCGGCACGCAAGTCTACATAGGCGGGCAACTGATCAATCAAGACGAAGCGTATACGATCGCAGGACTGGGCATCGGTCAGCAGGTGCTGTTCATTCGCACGTACACGCCAGCGAATTTGCAAGGCCAATCCGCGGCTGTAGCAAATCTGAACGACCCGTATACGTACGAGATTACGGACATGACGCTCAATAGTGGCACGAGCGATATCGATATCCTGTTCAACCAGCAGGCGATTTGCACGCCGGCCGATGTCACGGTCACGGTGTCATGACGGTCTCGGCTACCGACTACACGGCGCTGATTACCAGCGAGCATGCCGGACAGCCGAATTTCACGGCTATGGTCGCGCTGCTCACGCAGCCGTTCTGCGACCTGCAAAACTTCTACGCCAGCATGCCGACAGCTTTTTGCCTGGACTATGCCGTTGGCGCGCAGCTCGATATTGTCGGGCAGTGGATCGGACTATCGCGGCAATTGCCATTTCCGCTCGGCGACGTATATTTCAGTTGGGACACGTCGAACCTGGGCTGGGACCAAGGCTCTTGGCAAGGTCCATATGACCCGACAACGGGTATCGTGTCGCTCGACGATACGACCTATCGGACGGTGCTGTATGCCAAGGTAGGGGCCAACAATTGGGACGGCACATTGCCGACCATGCAGACGATTATTCAAAGTCTGTTTCCCGAATCGACGGGCACGCTGGTATTTGTGCAAGACGGGCTGGATATGTCCATCACTGTCGGTCTTGTGGGAACGCCGCCAAGCGCCCTGCTTTCTGCGTTTCTCGGTGCCGGGCTATTCCCGCTGCGACCAGAAGGTGTGCTTGTGAACTATGTCTATGTTCCGACGCCTGGACCGGCCTTCGGTTGGGACATCGAAAGCGACCTGATATCTGGTTGGGACGTCGGCGCATGGGTCGCGCCGCTTTAACTGAAAAATCCGCAACGAAGCCGCCTACGGGCGGCTTTTTTATTGCCTAGAGGCTTTGATGACGACCGAAAACGATTTCCTGCAATGGGCGGTTGGCGACGATGCCAACGTCCTGAGCCAAGCGGCATACGCCGCTAGTCCGCTGGTGACTACTGGCGTACTGCCTGGCGTAGCGGCATCGGCGCTCGCCAACAAAACATGGCGCCAGCCAGCGACGATGGCCAACATCATCGCTCAATTCATTATCCAGCAGATCAACCAACCAGTCATCGACGATGGGACGACTGCGACGATCCTGGCCAATTTCACGGCGGCCATTCTGTCGGCAAGCGGGAATATCGCTACCGTCAATGCGGCCGGCAACAGCAATGTCACATTGGATGCGGCGCAATACCAAGCAGGCATCATTGAGCTAACCGGCACGTTGACGGGCAATATCGAAGTGATATTCCCGTCCGAGTACAACGGGCAATGGATTGTATGGAACAAGACCAGCGCCGCCTACACGATTGAGTGCATCGTCTCTGGCGGAACTGGCATCTACGTCGCCCAGGGGCATACAGCCATACTTTGGGGCGATGGCACCAACATCTACAGCGCGCGCACGGATTTCAGCAACGTCGATACGCTAGCCGTGTCCGGTACAGCTACCGGATCGACGCCTACCGCGCTGGACAACTCGACTAAATTCGCGACAACGGCATTTGCTAAAACGGTTGGCGAGTCCTATAGCGCGGTATCCACCGTATCAACGACTGGTTCTCTGACCACGGCATCTCTGGGCAAGCTGACGCAGGTTACGACTGGAGCCACGACACAGACGTTTCCGGCTATAGCTACGTGCCCTGCAGGCTCCGTACTTAGTATCGAAGCGCAGTACGCCATCGGCGGCACGGCGACGACGCTGGCTGGGAATTCGGCGGAAACGATTGCCGACGGAACGGGCGTAACTGCGAATACGTTCGCATTGCAAGCGGGCGCTTTTGCGCAGTTCGTGAGCGATGGGTCCAAGTGGAACTTGGTTGCGTTCTCGGCGAACGGCGGACTAGGTACGTCAATTACCTCGTTCCAGATCATTACTACCACGACTACGGCTGTCGCCGGCGTGCAGTACATCATGACTGGATCTTCGCCGGTCGCGCTCACGTTGCCCGCTTCCCCGACCGCGAGCCAGGTCGTAGCCGTTAAGGATTTAACGGCCACCTACGCCTGCACCGTGAACCCCAATAGCAGCAAGATCGACGGCGATTCGACGACGTTGACGCTATCGGGTAAGGGCACGCCGCTCGTCTTCAAATACATCAACTCGACCATAGGATGGATCGCACAATGAGCAACCTTGCTACTCTATTCGGCGGCGGTGGTTCCGTTGAAATTGGTGAAACGTTCTTGCAGATTGAAGCGGGAACCGTTATTTCAGGGACTACGGGTACGGTTGCCTTGCGTTGTGGTGGATTACCTCAGTCGGTATCAACCTATCCAATTGCAGCGCTATGCGAAACGGCAAAAGTTACCGGAAATCCTATCACGCTGCCGGAATCTGCTGGAATTACTGACGTCGCGACAGATGGCGCAGGTAATTTCGTCGTCACCTATGACGATTCAACATATGTGCTTGTTAGTAATGACTATGGTGCTGCATGGAATGCTGTTGCGCACAATCTTGGTTCTTCTGCAATTACGGTTGCGTGGTCTGGAACAAGCGCGGGGACATTTGTCGTTGGTGGCATTACATCAACAGTATCAGTGTCGACAAATAGCGGCGTATCTTTTACTGCGCACGCATCATCTCTAATAGCTGGGATTGAAAGTCTAGCCATAGGAGGCGGTAATAATCAATTTGTCGCAGCCATGGTTGTAGATATAGATAGCATATGGGGCATTAGATTTTATTAC